AGGATTATCGTCTTCTGCTAAATTTGTTTTATTAACTACTTCAGCAGGCTCTGATTTTAATTTAGGATTTTTGTCGACAACTTCTTTATACATTCTTTTTAATCTATGTACTGGAAGCTCATCCAATCTATCTCGAATTGTTTTTAAACCATTGCCTGTTAACTCAAATCCTTTACCTAATCCTTTAAAAAAAGTAAGCAATGCAGGACCACCTATTGCAGCACCTAATGTAGCAGCTCCAATTTTTGCTTGTTCGGGTGATAAGGTCAAACCAAAGATTTTAACATCTGGGTCTTCAAAACCAAGTTGTTTTCTATATTCACCTACATAACCATATTGAATAGCTGTTTCGGCTGTACCTGCTAAAATACTTTCTATCATTGCAATACGTCCAGCAGCAGCTAAAAAACTTTTAGGAACTGAATAAGCAAAACCAATAGGAAGTGTTGCAAGTAACATTGGGTCTAACACAACACCTGCTTGACCTATAAAAGAACCAACTTTACCATAACCAGTAGCACGTTCTCTTATATCTTGAAATTTTTTTAAAGATTCTTGAGCATCTAAACCAATTGTTTTTTCAATAGCATCTTTAGTACTAAGTCCTCTATCTTCTAATGCTTTTTTTAAATTTATATCTTCTTCTTGTTTTCTATCTAAAAAAGTATGAAAATTATCTATTCGATCTGCTTTAGTTAAAGGTCCCGTTTCATCAAGCAAGCTTGCTCCTAATTCGCTTTCATAAGGGTCTTCAATTAAAGGATTAACTAAATCAGTATGACCAAGAGATGCAGCAACATCTACAACTTCTCCATATTTATTTAATAAATTATATTGTTCAGAAATAGAAAGTGCAGTTTGTTTAGTGTAATTCCAAGATGCTGCTAAGTTTTCATTATAATTAGTTTTATTACCAGTTGCATATTCGTCTGGACTTACAATAGTCGCTTTGTCTTCATCTAAAAAAAAAGACATGTATTACTCCTGTATTTCGTTTCTAATTAAATTTAAATCTAAAATTAATGGTTTTTGAGCGCCTTTAAAAACATCAAATGTATTAGTCATAACGTATCTAGGTTGTCCATCAAAAGGATGGTTGCTTAAAGATATTTTGTATCTTCCATTACCAACTGCAATAAATTCTGGATTTGGATTATTAGCAAATATATCAATATCTCTTAATGCACCATCTCTCATAGCTCCTTTACCTACTTCATTGTTTAAAGCTTTTTTTAATAAATTCGGGTCGTCTTTTAATCTTTCAACAATATTTGAAAAATTACCCGATCTAACAAAAGTAGGAATAGCAATATATTTACCATTATATTTATCAATACCACCAAAATCTCCAACTTTTCCTGCAGCAAGTTGAATTGCATTTTCAAAAACTTTAGGTTTAAATGATACATCTGTTTCAGATTTTTGGTACATATCATAAGCATAAATATATTCAGCTGCTTCAATAATTGCATCATAAGTATTATAACTATCTGGATAAGCTTCACGGTATTTTGCAATAGTGCTTTTATAAGTACTTTGAGATTTTTTAATACCTGGGTCTATTTTTTTATTTTTAACCAAACTGTAACCAGCTGTAGCTTTTTTAAATCCTTCTCCATAAATTCCAGTTACATTTGATAAACCACCAACATAAGCAAAAAATTTATTATTTGGTGCAATTTCAGAAAAAACTTTTGGTGCATCTTGACCAAATGTTTTATTAATAGTTGAAAGAACTCTTGTTAATTGTTCTGCATTTCTATTGTTTTCAAAAAAATCAGTTAATTGTGATTTTTCATCTTCACTAAAAAATTTAGTTTGAACTCCATAAAATGATGAAATAGCTTTAGCATTTATAATTCTTTCACTAATAGAATTAGAAACTGTATCAAATTGCGATGGATTATTTAATAAATCACTAATTGGTAAAGTGCTAACATTATTAAATACTCCAATATTTTTTGCAGTAGTAATTGGGTCTTTAATTAAATTACTAGATATTTCATTATAAAAATTTCTAATAATTTCAGACTTCATTGCTATATCTTCATCAGCACCTTCTTTAACTTTAATTGCTGCAGAATTAGCTAAAGATAATTCTTGATAATTCATTGTTTTTAATTCAGATAAAACTTGTCCTTTTAATAAAATTTTATTTGCTCTATTTAAAATAGAGTCATTTCCAGTTGTTGCTGCATTATCAATAATGTTTTCTAAAACACTTACATCTGGAAGACTATAATCTTTTAATTGGTCTTCCATAACCTTTAATGTATCTTTTGCAGTTTCATTAATTGTTTCTCTATTTTTTCCTGCATAAGCTTTTAGTTTTTCATAATTTTCTAAATTAATTAATTGATTACCTTTAGCATTTTCTAAACCTTGTTCTGGATTAATGTCTATTTCTCTTTTTGCTTTATAAAATTCTATATCGGCAAAAGAACCTTTTTTAATTTTTTCTGATTCTGGACCAAACAAATTTTGAAATTTATCTGAATTTAAAATATTATTTAAATCATTTAATGCTATATTTTTAAGACTATCTGTTTCACCATAAACAACATCTTTTTTTAATTTTTCAATATTATCTAATTCTAATGTTTGAGATTTAACTATAAAATTTTTATTAGAATTTTGTCTAACAACAATACCGTCTTTAATTTCTTGTTTTTTTAAATATGAGTCAAATAATTTTTTAGAAAACCTATGTTTAAAATTACCACCAACATTTATTTTAGCTTTTTCTAAAGCATTAGTATAATATTTAACTGCTTCATCTGGGTCATCCATCATACCCGCTTTTTCTACTGCCATAGACAAACCTTCAAAATTATCATTACCTTCTAATAATTCTCTTGATTTTTCTAAAACTTCATTTTCTGATTTTCTAGTTTCTATCTCTGCATAAATTTTTGTAGCTGTTTGTGCGGCACCTTTAAAAGCATTTCCAATTTGAGCAGCTGTCGCCTGGCTAACTCTCATTCCAGGAGTTGTAGCTGTTTCAGCTATTTCAGTTGTAGGTCTAATTTGTGTTTCGTAAATTTTTATAGCCATATTAGATTACTCCTACTGTTGATGCGTCAGTCAAAAGACTTGATGCAGCTTTAAAGTAACTTGCAGTTTTTGCAACTCTACCTCTATATCGTTCTACATTAGCTTCTGCTCTTTTCATAATTGAATCATTTATTCCTTGATCTCTAGCAATCTCAGCATTGTATTGCATCATGTCTCTATCAGTATCAATCATAATTTGATTTTCTAATGCTAATGAATATGCTGAACCAGAAAATTCAACTCCAGCTCCAGAAAAAGAAGTTTGTAAAGCGCCTTTTTGTTTTTCTGCAAAATAATCAAAACGAGGCAAATCATATTGCTCAAATACTTTATAACCTTGTTCTGCTTTTCTTTGTGTTAATTTTGCATCTCTATCAATTAAGTTTGCATTATAATTTGAAGCTTTTGCTGCAGCATCACCTGCTAATAAATCACCAAAAAAACTCATATCATTATCCTCGCATATCGTACATAATCTGAACCATCTGGTCCGTAATACTTCATTAATCCTTCTTTTTCAAATCCTAACCATATAGCAAATTTATGACCCAATTCAAAATCTGCTTTTACATTAGTTTGTATTCTTTTTACTTTAGAAGTTTTAACAAGTATATCAAATTTTTCTTTAAAATTTCTAGCCATAGAAACTCTATATCTCCAAACATCTTTTGTAGCCATAACCCACCCTTCGGCTACACCGTCCCACAGCAAATAAATGCCGCCTGCCGCTATAGGCTTGTTATTTGCAAGCGCAGTAAACGACATCCCAACTCTGTTCAAATATTGAGCATATTTTCTATGCTCTGGTTTTAAATAAAGCTCTTTTGCATTAAGCTGTTGGCTTAATATAAATTCTGCATGCTCAGACTTAAAAGGAATAATATCCATTAAGTATCGTATAACTCCAATCTTGCGTATATTGCTAAGATAGTCATGGGTAATGGTTGATCTTGTTTTACAACTACAAACCCATCAGTACCATAGTCGCTTGGAAACTCTGTAGACTTGTCGCCTGTAAATAAAGGCACGGGTGCGGTCATTGCAGCAGAACTATCTCTAAATGGAATAATGTCTAATGTATCTTCGTTAGGTCCTACTTTAGCACCAACGGTTTCGTAAAATCTAACCGTTACATCATAAATTCTTTTTGTTTTAGTTTGATCGGTTACACCAGCTCCTTCATCTATTCTCATTGTTTTTAATAATGAGTTATAACCTAAACCAACAACAGCATCCGTTGTTGCAATGTCTAATGATACTGAACCAGAATTTACAATTTTATCTGGATGCGTTGCACCATTTACAATAATTTTTACTGTTTCACCTTCTAGATGGTCAAGTCCAGACAAGGTAGTTGTTGAGGCACCAGAATAAGTTAATCCGCTATCAACATAATGTATTTGTTCTAAGTCTGAATTAAAATTAGATGGAGTTAAATATTCTATGTATTTTTTTGTAGCACCATTAATAGTTCTTTCAACAACAACCCAAACTTGGTCTTCATCAGTATCAACATCAATAATTCCAATTGATTTACATTTTGAATTTACTCCACCAAAATCGTGTTCATGCCAAGCAACTACATCTTGTAATCTATTGTAAGTCATACCAATTAATTTACCATCTGATCTTACACACCAAACAATACTAAAAGGTTCTTGTTGATAATCCATTTGAATAATACCTGATAAACTTATATTTTCTGAAAGTATGGTAAGGTCTGGCGCTATGTAACCGTCTGTATCAAAGTTATATGCAAGTTCTCTTAATTTTCTTTTAGCTCTTTGAACAAATAAAGTTGAGTTACCAATTGATATTGCGTCAATTCCTGCTGAACCATAATTTGATTGTTTTCTAATATTTAAATTAGTTGGAGTTATAGGAGCAGCAGTACCTCCAGACGTAACTGTAAATTCTCCTCCAGTTGTCATTACAATTAAAGTTCTTGTAGCTTTTATAGATTGTATTGCATTAACTTGATTTGATGCAATAGTATAAATCATTGCGGAACTATCTGTTGTGGCACCATGGTAATTATCATCCATGTTTTCATAATCACCAGAAACAGAAAAAAATAATGCTTGTGGTTGTTCAGTAGTTCCAGCAAATACTAATCGTTGTTCAAAAAATGTTACACAACGAGGATGTCCAGTTGTATCTGAAAATGCACCTAATGCCCAGTCATCAGTTGCCGAAGCAGAAGATGGAGCAACAACAGATGTAGCTACAGCAACTGTTGTAGAGGTTACTGAAGTAATTTTATAATGACCATCTTTTAAATGAACTAATCTTCCAACATCAGTTGATAACCAACCTTGATTATTATTAACACCAGTTGTTGATGATAAAGTTAAATTTCCACTAGAACCAACTGAAGTATGAGATGCGGTCATGGTTGTAGATGTTGTATTGTGATCTTGAAAAGGACCATTTTGAAAATCAACTTCAGTAAGTGTCCAGGCAGTATGACCTGTTCTTGATAATTTTCTAACAGAATGATTAGGATGACATAAGTACATAACATCAGCAGATTGTGCAAACTTAATATCAAACAGTTCTGCTTCTAAGTATGGAGACGAAATTTCATAAGCAGAGGCTCCAGAAACAATTTGACCATTATCTTTGTAAAAACGGATATATTGATCGCCAAATTCTAAAATGTAAGTTTGTGTAGTAGAAAAAGAAAAAGGAATAAGTCTTACATCTTTTGAACTATCTTTTACTTCAGCAACAAAATGAGTTCCAGGTCTTCTGGTTACAGGACCATGAGGTTGAACTACAAAATTATTTATTGTTTTTCCAGATGAAAAATATTTTTGAAAATCTGTTCTACCTTCCATACGAGGAGATAGTTGACCTGCAGTAAAACTAGGTACTGATACAAGGGTCTTTGGCATTTTATAACCTACTATTTATAAAATCTTCTGAAGAAACATTATCTGTTGTTCCAAGTGTAGCATCCGTATTATAACCTTCGCCAGCATCTGCATGTCTAGCTTCTGATAATTTTAATTGATACTTCTCTGCCATTCTTTGTTGTAATGTTGCATTAGCAGTTACAGCATAAGCAATATCAGATGCAAGAGCAGCTGAAATAGTTTCTCTTAATAAAACATCCATCTCGTTAGGGTCAGTAATTCTAGCAACATAAACTAATTTAACACTAGCATCATTGGTTAAAATTTTACGTCCTTCTATTTTATAATTTGAGTCATAATTTTGTATTGATAAAACTCTTAAACAATCAGAAGGTAAGGTATATTGTTTAGAAAAACCCCAGTCTGGATTAGTAGTGTCAGCTGCTAAAGTTTGTCTTTTGATTGCTGCGTTCCATGGATGCGCTCTTAAAACACTATCTTTAACTGTTTCATATCTTGCATTGCATAGTCTGCCATTTTTAGAATTTTCTGTAAGGGATAAAATAGTCGAAGCACCTAATTGATTTAAAGCTGAATTACAAATTTCTACTACACTAGCCATTTTTTTTGTTCTCCTTAATTATATACTTTCTTCTAATTTTTCTATCATTTTCTAATGCAAAAATTTCTTTTTCAGTTTTTTCAAGTTTTGCATCAAAACCATAATGTATTTTAGCAGTATTTTTAAATCTATCCACTAAAACATACCTGTAAACATAATCTCCTTTTTTAAAATGAAGTACAGGTTTTAAATCTTTTATTGTCTTCATAAAGTAGTAGGGGGATTTCTCCCCCCACTAAGCTAATTATTACTCGTTACAAGGTATTTGTACTACTTTTTCTTCTTCCATTCTAGTAGCACCAATTGCCATAGAATAGTAAACTTGAGTAGCATAAGACTTGTCGTTTCTTTCATCAATTCTAGCTTTAACATCAGAACCGATTGCTAATTTTACTGCATCTTCAGTAAACGCAAAGCATAATCTGTCGTCTGTGTTTGTAGCATCGAAGTTAAGTCTAGTAGACATAATGAAGTTGAAACCCATAAATGAGTTAATATCACCTTGAGCTAAAGCTTTAACTGTATTGAAGTCAGAGCTTTTTACTTCTGTAGTGTTTAACAAATCTTGGATTTGTTTAGGACCACAAACAAGGTATCTCTTAATTGATGGGTCTACATCGTTATTATCTAAGATGAATTTAGCTGATAATAACTTAGCAACAGTTAAACCGTCAGTTTGGTTTGCTGTAGAAGTTTTTTGAGATGAAGGTAAAGGAACAGGAGTTCCTCCAGCAACACCTGTATCAGCTGAACCACCTAAAGCAGTAATGATAGTATCATCCATACTTCTACCCATAGCAGCAGCCGCAGCTTTTGCATAAGATGAAGTTGGGTCAATTAACATTCTTACTTTGTCTAGGTCGTCAATCAAGTCAGCCCACTCAAAATCTGATAAGCTCACACGTCTTCTAGAGTGTGGGGTATCAATTCTTGGTGTATCTCCGTGCCTTGTTGTTCTAGCAACAGCTGCAGTAACACCGATTTGGTCAAAGAAACCATTTTTTCCTCTGATCGTTTCGACATCAACAGCTGGTCTTAACTTACTCCCCATTTGTTGAGCAAGCATAGTCACATTTGAAGAATATTGTTCTACAAATGATTGTTCTACTAAAGTTAGTGACATAATTATGTCTCCTTTTTTGTTGTGTTAATGTTAAAAATAATCGGTTGATTGTCCTTACGGGTCGTCCTAGATTTTAAACCTCTCGGTTCGTTGTCTTTCCAACTGCCAAACGGGTCTTTCGATTATCCGCTATATTCAATTTACTACTGTGATTTTAATTTCAAAGCAAGTAAATCTTGAACCTCTTGAACAGCCGCTGCATGACCTGGATGGTTTTTAGACCAGTAAGCAGAACCAGGTTGTTGTAATTCTCTGATTTGCTTGTCTAATTCAGAAGGGGTCATGTATTGTGGTCCTTGTGCTGCTATTAACTTATCTTCACCTAATTCACCAGCTATATTAGCAAAAGCTTTAATAAAATCTGGATGATCTCCAATTTTAGTTCCATCAGACAAAGTTAAATGTGCAAAATTTTCATTAAGATATTTATTAGCAACTACATTTGCTTGTTTAACTTTATTATCAAATGCAGCACCCCATTCTTTTTTTAAAGATTGTTCTGCGTT